TATATTTAGGTAATAATCTTCAATGTTGATTAGGTTGCCTTGGTTGTCAAACATAGGGGTCAGCACTACTAGCTTGAAATTGACTTTAGGCTTAACTGTTTTGTAATGGTCGTTGCTTGGCTCAATATATGGGTCATCAGGTTGCACCACAATGCTGTTAGCAAGCGGTGTGGCAGGTGGGAAGGAAAACACCTGCCACGCCGTATTATCAGTTAGCGCAGCCGCGATTGTTCCTCGTAGGGTAGAGATTGCTGACATTATCCTACTTGACCGCCCGGTGCTAAGTGATCCGCAAGTAAACCGCGAACACGTGCCATTAGTGTGTTGCCCATACGATACGGCGATGGTTGAAAATCAGGTGAAATGCCGCCAGCGTTAGATGCTTGACGAGCTTGCCAAATGTCAACTGCGACCATAAGTGATGCTAAGTTGACTTCAGCTAAAGTTGAGTAATCTACTGACTGTGTGCCATAAACGCGACCCCATGGGGCTATTGTGTGATATTCGCGTGTAGTAATCTGAGCATCAACAAACTCTAGCCAATTTCTTCCAACATCGGTTATTGTTTGTGAGCCATTAAAATGCTGGCGAACATTCTCAACAGTAATGGTATCGCCAGTTAAAAATTGATCAACGTTTTCATAAATATAAATGCGCCCAGTAGTTCCTGTCGCTTCCAATGCAAACACGGCTTGCGTGTTGAACCACAACTTGCTTTTAACAATATCTTCAGCAGCTTGACAGCATTCTTCCACTACTGCTGAGCTGTATAAAGCACCAATGCCAAGAGCAGAACGCAGTTCGGCTTCAGTTACGTATGTTGCAGGCATTGTCTTTCCTTTCTAATGTTAGCCCTGGCGCAAGGGCTGTGCGCCAGGGTAACTCTACGATCTATTAGTTAGATCAGGACTTGTTGAACCAGTTAGCTCCAGCCGCAACCTTGGTTGCAAGTGCGCCAAAGCCATAGTAGCCAAGATCAACAGTTCCATCGCTATTCACGTTAGTGCGTAGCTGGAAGCGTGGTGATTCATACCATGTGTAGGATTCAGGATTGATAACTGCCATTGAGTAATCAGCAGTTCCATCATTACCTGAACCAGTAAAGTTACGTGATACGTATAGGTCAAGACCTGCAACGCTTCCACGTAGGCTCTGTGGTGAAACAACACCGCCAGCATTCTGTGGCTGTGCAGCATTGTAAATTGGTCGGCCTGCATCGTTGTAGCTCATGATGTTAGCCCATTGATCTGGCGTAACAAGAAGATTACGAGCAAAGCCAAGTGATGCTGTGTAAACAGCAGCAGCGCCAGAAGCAATATACTCAAGCAAACCTGTTGCGCTGTTTGCTTTTGCTGTTGCGTTTAGAGTTCCTGCTGCTTGAATTGCAGTAGCAACAAATGAATCTGTGTCTTTTGCGTAAGCAAACTCCATTTGGCGAACAAGCTCATCAAAGAAGGTCGGACTGCTGCGCTCAATGAGCTCAACTGTGGTGATAGAACGGCCTTTGAATGGCTTGACGTTTACTGTGATGTAAGAAGCTGTTAATTGTGATTCAGTAACAGCTTGATTTTCGTTAATCTGATCAACAGTTGGAACAGCAGTAATTTTTGGAATCTCAAATGACATACCTGCATCAGGTAGAGTTCCGCGTGAGATTGCATCAATTACACCGCGATCAGCATTAGATAGCGGGTTCACAATTTCTGTGAGCTGGCGTGTAGGGATCATTCCGGGTGCTGTTGATGTTTCGTTATCGGCAGCGCGAACATACATCGCTGCATCTTCATCGCCAAGGAACTTTGCACGTAGAGTGTTTTCTAGGTATTTAGCCTTAGTAAACTCTAAACGTGGCTTGGCATAAATTGGTGCTGTAACTGTTGGGCGCGAAGCTTCCACCGCAGGGGCTTCAACCTCAGGCGCAACGGCTACGGCGTTTGTTGTGTCTTCCACAACGGCCTCGCTTTCGTTTTGGGTTGTTGTTTCTTTTGCTTCATCTTCTTCTGATGCAGCAACGCTCAAAACTTCCGCGCTCTTAAACGCAGCAGCTTGAACAAGACTTGTTTCTTCCATTCTGCTTTTTAGCACACGATAAACGCCATTTTCGCGCTTACCATCAATTACCTCAACACCGACAGACAAACCAGACCTTAGTTGCTCGCTTGCCTCAATCAAACTATCTGTGCCGCGTTGGGTATTAGAAATCTTAAAAGTTGCATACATGCCATCTTCATCTTCTTTGTAAGACACCATTCTGCCAATAGGCTTTTTTGCATCGTGTTCTAACAAGAGCTTAGGCTTAGGGCTTTCTGGAATCTCAATTGATCCTTTTTCAAATACAACTTTGCCAGCAGATGTTTGTCCAATCTCGCCGCCAAATGGAACAATCTTGCCTGAGATAGTGCGCTCACTAATTGAGCATTCAATATCACTAGAGAATGTTAGGTGCATCTTCGTTTCCGTTCGGTGATAGGTTTTCCATTTCCATGGCTTGTTCTACTGTGATCAAACCAAGTGTTAACATTTTTTCTATTACTGCTAAACGCTCTAAAGCATTTACAGCAAGGAAAGCATCTTCAACATTAAACTTGACTATGTTTCCGCGCGCTGTTATGTCATCCATGCTAAGCCTGTCTTGAATTGCATGAATGTATGGCGCAAGAGATAGCGACACAAACTGGCGGCGCTCATCTTGCACGTTGCTATATGTCATGCTGTTATTCATATCTGCACTTATGTAATATGCAGGCACATTCATCAAACGTGCTACTTGCGTTGACATGTTCTGTATTAAGTCAACATAGCCCATGTCTTTAGGACTAAAGCTGGTCGGCACGTAATCTAAAGTGCTTGTCAGATAGGCTGTTGCGCGCTGTGATCGCGCCGACTTCCATGATGCCAAGATTGCTTGGACTTCTTCCTGTGATAAATCTGCGCCTGTATTCTTGATGACACCCGAAGGCATTGGGGTTGCAGTTGCAACACTTGTTGCTTTATCCAAATCAATTGCAGCTCTTAATGTTCTTGCGCCACGCGCTAACACACCTTCATCTAAACCTTGGAAAGTGATAAGCGAGCCAACGCCTGACATGGGAACTTGCTTACCATCTACAAAATAACGTGTTATGTATTCTGTCTGAGGATCAGTATCAAATGAAACGCGACCGGGTGCAATCCATTCAAATCTTGCTGGTCTGCCATCATCAAAATAAGTTTCAGTTACGCGCCAATAAGCAACTCCAAAAAAAAGTAATGAATCTACTGTCCAACATATTGTTACCGATATTGGTTGAGCTGCTGCTGGCTGCTCTAGCCATAATGGCTTGCCAAGTTTTTCACCTGTTGACTTTTTGTAAAGCTCTAAAGGAAATGTTGCAATAGTTCCAGCTAAAAGGTTTCTGCATCTAGCAACGCTTGGAACGCTAATGGCTTCTTCACGACCAACTGCATTAAATGCTAATGGAAGAAAATAGTTAAAAGAATCCGTCATTAACGGCGGAGCGAGTTGCGCCTCTATTTTTGCAGGGCGGAAACGATCAAATAGACCCATCGTTTAAGGATACCACACAAAACGGACATTCTTACCATTTTAGACAAATATTTGTGGCTTGCTTTGTGGCTTTAGCAATTGATGCACAACCATGGCTAATGAGATGGCAGCAGACACATCCCCGGCAGACTTACGGCGCACAATACGCCATCCGGCATCGCTTTCTTTAGCCGCGCAATTGTTCATACTGTCAACTAGGGTTTGCTGGCCTGCATGCACAATCCTAGAGTTAACTATGCTGTCATAGAGATCAGAGCAAGCTTGATAGAAGACAGTTCCAGACATATCTTGGATTTTATGGCCTGATTGACTTAATCGCTCAGCTACGCTCATGGTTGCGTATTTGTCAAAACAAATCATCCTAGGTTTGTATTGCTTCGCCCATTCGTTTACCTCAATAGCCATTTTTAGTTCATCTATAGCTACTTGGCTTTCAAATTGTGCTATAACGCCAACGCCAACTTTGCCATCATCCATAATCTGGCCTGCTACTAGGCTTGCCATCTTTTTGTTAACCGATATGTCCATGCCAAATATAGTGAGCCTGCCTGGCTCTAGTTTTAGCTCAGCAAACCCTAAATCCTCAAATGCTTGATGTGGCCAAGGCGATTTAAGCGCGCTAATCCACATGCAAAGCGTTTCTGTGCGTGTAGCCTCAACGCTAGATGTTGCGATGGCTTCTTCAATCGTTGATTCATCAATTAAATAGCCCAATGCTGGGTTTGCTTGATACCAAGCGCTCTTATCGGTTATCTTGGCAAAATCATCAGCGCTATATTCCCAATACCCCATTGTAGGCGGTGGATATGACAATGCTTTAGATCGTAAGTCATTCAACACGCTTGAATAGGCATCCCCGGCGTTACTAGTCATAAATATCTGACTATTTGGCCTTGCTCTAGTTATTGGCTTAGCTGCTGTCCAAGAATCTTCATCTATCTCACGCAACTCATCAATGTAAAGCAAGTCCGCGGTCTTACCACGGCTGCCATCTCTTGTTGCAGCGACTATCTCATACCGAGCGCCATTAAGAAGCTCTACTGATTCCTGACCATTAGCCACGCGGATTTGCTTTACCTGAGCCATCAACATTGGGTTATCCTCAATGACTTCAACTACCTTGC